GACAATCACATCGACATAGCGGTCATAAGTCGCGTCAGTGGGATCAACCCGAAAGGCAACCATCTTATTGCAGACCGATGTTGAGGCAAAATTCGTTGTGGAAACCGGATTGGTTAAAGATGTGCTTTTCGTGTAGTAGGTAATTGTTTCTGCTGTGTCCGAATCAACAGCCAATACCTTAAAGGTCACTCCGCTTTCGATTCGTTCAAGAATCACCTTACCATCCGCGCCGACTTTTCCGGTGTCTCTGTAAACATACGCCCACATATCCTGACTTGCTGCCATTGCAGGGAAAGCAAAGGCAAAGACAAGAAGCAGGGCTGTTAAAACTTTAAAAATATTCTTCCGCATTTTTTTATCTCCTTTATTTTAAGATGTTCTCGCATTTCCTATCTGTGAACCGCTGGAATTTTCAATTACACGGTCAAAGGTCGTGTACCAGAGCGACTCATAATCTGTATCTGTTACGCTTCCATCACCATCAAGCCCTGACGTTGTTTCGTTCGAGGTCAAAAGGTGAAGGAAAGTGACCGCATTAAAGAGAAATTCCACTATTGCCGCTTCATCCCACACACCGCCCGGAGAAAAGACAAAACAAGTTGTCCCGTTTCCCAGACTGCTGCCTTTCTGATTTTGCACTATTTGAGTACAGATAGCCGTGTAAGCCGTTGCCTCGTAATTCGTGAAGGTCAGGGAATCAGCGTCAAGTTTCTCCGAGAGTGTTTCCATTGCGTCAAGCATATCGTAGAAACACTCAAGC